TCGAGGCCAAGGCCGGACTGGCCCTGGCGCTCGGTGGACACGCGGAAGTAAGCAACGAACTTGGTCATGGCGTCCTCTTTCTGGGATCAACGAATGACGAACGGGGCGAGCAGCAGAACGGGCAGCAACGCCCAGGGTGAGCCGGTTGCGGCGGCGGCACCGAAGCCGGCCGCCAGGGCGATGAAGGCAGCGGTGCGCATGATCAGGCCTCCACGCTGTAACCAAACATGAAGGTTGGCAGCGACTTATTGCGGAGCAGCCTGGCGCGGGTAGAGGGGTGCAGGTAAGCGACATCCATCCACTTGTTGTGCGCTTCGATGGCGACATCGTGCTCGAGCATGGCGCGCTGGGCCAGCTTGTCGCTGCCGCCAAAGGTGCTGGCGTAGAGCGCGTGGCGGGCCAGGGCCAGTTTGGCAGCGTGGCGAGCGGCTTCTGCGCGGCGGATGGCTTCTTGCTTTGTCATCATCAACTCCTGTTTCTCGGTGGTTGAGCGATACCGTTGCGGTAGCGCATGACCGGAACTCTACGCCGGTCTTTTTGGCCTGTCAACCACCCAAACGGTACAGAGCGATTAGGGATAACCCTAATGCAAAGCATTGATCTGGCGCTAGTCCAGTTCCCCAGTCACTGGTATCGTAGCGATTCCAGATGAGGGGAACATGAGCGAACAGAACAAGGCTTTCCTGGTGCGGCTGCGGCCGGCCACCTATGAGTTGCTCGACAGAGCAGCGACAGACCAGCGGCGCAGCAAGGCGTCCCTGATCGACGCGCTGATCCGTGAGCACCTGCAGCCGCGGTACAGCGACGTTCGCGATCGCATCGACCGGATGCTGGGCGGCAGGCGTTGAAGGTGCTGGTCGCTTGCGAGTACAGCGGGACGGTGCGCGATGCCTTCATCGCCGCCGGGCACGAGGCCATGAGTTGCGACCTGCTGGGGACTGAGGCTCCGGGCCCGCACTACCAAGGCGACGTGCGCGATGTCCTGCATTACCCGTGGGGCTTGATGATCGCCCACCCGCCCTGCACTCACCTGTCGGTCAGCGGCTCGAGGCACTTCGAGCAGAAGCGCCTGCTGGGTCGGCAGCAGTCGGCCGCCAGTTTCTTCCTGATGCTTGCGAAGGCCGACATCCCGCGCATCGCCATCGAGAACCCGGTCTGTGTGATGTCGACTCTGTGGCGCAAGCCAGATCAGACGATCCAGCCCTATCACTTTGGGCATGACGCCAGCAAGGCGACCTGCCTGTGGCTGAAGAACCTGCCGCCGCTGAGACCGACGAGCTTTGTCGAGCCGCGCATCGTGGACGGCAAGCCTCGCTGGGGCAACCAGACTGACAGCGGGCAGAACAAGCTGCCGCCCAGCGATGACCGCTGGAAGATCCGCAGCGCGACCTATCAGGGCATCGCCGCTGCAATGGCATCGCAATGGGGGTGCGAAGCATGAGTGACCAAATAGTCAGCAAGCGGGTGCGCAACCTGCAGCCGGGTGACCGGTTCATCCTGAAGCGCACGCGGGAGGTCTTCACGTTCGTGCGGCGGGAGCCTTTCACGCCCAGCGGCACCCGGCATGTAGTGCTGCGCGATGGCGAGCGGCGCGAGAGCTCCCTGCATCACTCCTGCCACGTCATCAGGCTGCCGCTATGAGCCTGGCGGTCTACTTCACGGTCGAGGGCCAGGCTGTCGGCAAGGGCCGGCCTCGAGTGAGCACGATCGGCGGGCGGCCGCGGATGTACACGCCGGCGAAGACGGTGGCCTGGGAGCGCCTGGTGGGCGAGGCCTGCAGGTCAGCGATGGGCACCTGGCAGCCGTCAGAGCACCCGATGGCGGTGCGGATCAACATCCGGGTCGGCGTGCCTGCCAGCTGGTCAAAGCGCCGCCAGTTGGCCGCACTGAACGGCGATGAGGTGCCGGGCAAGCCTGACCTGGACAACGTCGCCAAGGCCATCCTGGACGCTTGCAACGGCATCGCCTACGTCGACGACAAGCAGGTCGCTAGGCTGACGGTCAGCAAGGCCTATTCGACCGAGCCTGGCGTCGAGGTCTACATGCACGAGGTACTCGAGTGAGCGACGAGCCGCGGTGGTGCAGTAACTGTCAGCAGCGCAACCCGATCGAGGGTGGTGCGTGGAGGATTTTGAACGGTGGAAGGCATCGAAGGTGGCAATGCGGCACTTGCATGCATGGGCTGCGGGAACGTGCACGACAACGCGAAGCTGGTGACTTTGCCGGACGGCCGCCAGGTGGGCAACCACAGCGAGCAGTACCGGCTCTATTGCGAAGCGACCTGGGCCATGCGGCTGCCCGACAGTGTTGGCCCGAGATCGAAACGGTGGACGAAGCGACGCTACCTGCTCGAGGTGCAGCGGGTGCGTGGGGAGCGTGCAGCGGAGCAGCTGCGGGCGGTGATGCTGAAACTGTGGAAGGAGCGCAATGGCCAGACCAGTGATGCAGGAGCTCATTCTGTGGCGCAAGGCGCGGCAGCACTTGCCGGCAGACGATGAGACGGTGCTGGTGGAGCTCGACCACCCGGTTGAGGTCTGGATCGGCTGGTATGACCGGCAGCGCAAGTGCTGGCGTGATGCGGGCGCAGGCAGCCCGATCGACCGGTCGCGGGTGATTGCATGGGCTCCGATGCCGCGTGGCATGGGTGCGGGCTGGCTCGAGGACGGGGATGACTGAGCTCAGGCTCCCAAAGCAGGCCAGGGTCAAGCAGAAGCCGCCGTCGCGCCGGATGTTCGCAGTGATCCCGATCAGGGCGCTGGAAGACCGCAGGCTGACAGATGGTGCGGTCAGGACTCTGGCGAAGGTCTGCAGCTGGGCGAACCGGGCCGGGATCACCTGGGTGACGCAGCAGCGGATTGCCGAGGAGTCTGGCATCCGACGCCAGGCGGTCAACAAGCACGTCAAGCAGCTGAAGGATCACGGGTACATCGAGGTGATCCGCAAGGGGTTCAAGGGCTACACCGGGGACACGATCAGGGTGATCTACGACCCGCAGATCGGCACGCTGGACGCCATCGCGGTGGCCAGCACCACAGAGGACGCACGGCCACCATTCTTGAAGGAGCTCGAGGAGAAGATGCAGTCGATCCCACCGAAGAAGCAGCAACAGATGATCGCGGAGATGCTGGCAGGCATCGTCAAGCCCGTGGTCAACCAACAACCGACCAGGAGATACACCATGCCGAAGGGCGAGACGCTGGCAGTCAAACGGATCAGGGAAGGCCTCAAGAAGCGGCCACATAGACAACCTGAAAGTGGCGAGTGTGGAGATGCTCAAAAAATAGGCAATAGGCCTACAGAAGGTTGCGCAATCACACTAAAGGCAAAGGGGTATGAAGTAACTACGGAGTGTGAAGGTTTGATTCAAGTTGTCGATCAATATGTTCACGTTGATCGGATTGGCGCGTTGATCGACGAGGTGCTCGACCGGCACAAGGCCGAGGGTCTGCCGCCGCCTCGCCTGGCCTCGCTGCTCGAGTCGGTCATCAACCTGAACGCCGACCGCATCGTCGACGGCGTGTATGACACCGCCCAGAACGCGCCAGGATCGCCTACAGCGCACGATCGGGGGCAAGGATGAGGCGACATAGCCTGGCACCCTTCCAGCGCGTTGTAGGCCTTTCTATGGGCTCCGTACAAAACTCAAACGAACGTATGGGAATTGGACAGGAAGGGCCGTGTCGGGTGCTGGCGGGGCTCGAGGCCCGGTGTCATACGGCTAGGCGTGCGCATGGGGCGCGTCATGCGGCCGCGTCACGCGTGGACCCTTGCCCCCTCCCCCTCACCAGTAGCGAGTGGGGGCCTCCCCAAAATTTTCCTCAAGTTTTCCTAACCATAGAAAGGTGATGACGATGGCATACGAGATGAGACCTGGGCAGGGCAGTCTGTTCAAGAACGACAAGAAGACGAGTGAGCGGCATCCGAATCTGAAGGGACGGTTGATGCTGCCGGACGGGAGTGTGTATTGGGTGAGCGGGTGGACGAAGGAGACGAGTGCTGGGGAGAAGTGGATCAGCCTGGCGCTGGGTGATCGGGTGCAGCAGTCCCAGCATGAGCAGGCCAAGAGTAATGGGTATCAGGGTCAGCAGGACGAAGAGATCCCGTTTTGAGGAGTGTTGGTATGCCTACGGGTAAGCAGAAGTTCAGCGCGACGATACCGAGTCTGGATGGGTGGGGAGGTATCAGATCCGTCCAGAGGAGGTTGGAGAGGTCAGCCACGATCGTTGAGAACCGGGAGGCGGTGGCGTATCTGTTGCTCTGCATGGCGAAGACGAAGATCACGGACATCATGGATTGGGATGATGACGGGACGGTGAGGTTCAAGGGAGCGGGGAGGATCCCGGAGCATGCGCTGCAGGCTATTAAGAACGTGAGGGTGACGAAGGGCAAGGACGGGCAGCAGACGCTCGAGATCGAGCTCTTTGACAAGGTTCAGGTACTCAGGCTGCTGGCCAAGGCATCGGGGTTGCTGGACAGGCCTGAAGACGATGAGAAGCCCTCGGTGATTGACGTGAACGTGGTGGCGCCTCGGGGAGAGGGGTGATGAAGCCGGGGGGAGGATTTGTGGCGGAACAGGCTGACAGGATGAGGGAGATCATTCAGCAGAGGGCCACACTCAGCCGGGATGATCTCGAGTATGTGGTGGAGAAGGTAGCCACCCTGCGAGACACGAGACTGCAGGCCTGTGTTGCGGAGTTGATCGGATGGGGTGATGAGGAGCGGGCTGAGCTCGAGACGTTCGTCGCCATTGCAATCGAGGTGATGAAGCGCACCAACGTGAGCAAGTTGAGGGAGTGTGCGCGGATTGTGGAGCTCCGGTATCTCGCGAGGGAGATGCAATGAATCGAGATGAGGTCTTACGGATGGCGTTGGATGCTGGAGCGTTCTGGGAGCTATCAGATACGCCAGAGAAAGATGTAACCTTTTTGATGCGCTTTGCAGAGCGTGCTGCAGCTGCCGAGCGTGAGGCGTGTGCGAAGTTGTGTGATGCGTTTCAAGAGCGTGATGTTGGTATGCAACCAGCTGAATGCGCCGCAGCCATCCGAGCACGAGGTGAGAAATGAGCATCGAGGTCATGAAGCAGGCGCTGGAGGCGTTGGGCATTGAGCGCGAGTGGCAGGACGGCCCGGTGCCGCACCTTGACGCCGCCATCGCCGCTCTCCGCGCTGCCATCGAGCGGGCTGAGAAGCGCCAATGGGTTTGGCTCACGGATGATGAGATCTCTGAAGCACGAGACACAGCAGCAGTTGAGTTTAGGAAAAACCAATACAGAGTTCGCGGACAGATGTTCATGCCGAGCGACTCTTTGGAATGGTGGCTCGCTCGCGCCGTTGAAACAAAGTTGAAGGAGAAGAACGCATGAAGATCAAGCCAACGCGCTACGAGATCGACAACGGGCCAGGCATTGCGATCGATGTCGAGATCGACTCAGAATCGACCTCTGATGGCCCGCTGTACTTCGAGGTCAGACAAGACAGCGAGTCGATCATCATCACCGAGCAGGCCGCCAGTGATCTTGTGATCGCCATGAAGATGCTGATTGAAGGACGCAAGTGAGAACCAAAGAACAGAGCGCCAAGCAGGTCGGTGTCACCGGACTGAAGCTGGACTTCAGCGAGAGCCCGGTGGTCTACGACTTCATCCAATCCCGCCAGTTCGTGGCCGGTGTCATGGGGCCGGTGGGATCCGGGAAGAGCTACGCCTGCGCGGCGAAGATCTTCATCCAGGCCGTCAAACAGAAGCCCTCCCCCATCGACAACATCCGGTACTCGCGCTGGGCTGTGGTGCGCAACAGCTACCCCATGCTGAAGACCACGACCATCAAGACCTGGCTGGATCTGTTCCCCGAGAGCACGTTCGGCAACATGCTCTGGACGCCACCCATCACCCACCACATTCGGCTGCCCGCCCGCGGTGATGCTGCCGGTATCGACTGCGAGGTCATCTTTCTGGCGCTCGA